TGATCCGTCGATCCCGCGCTACATCGCGGTCTCGCCGAAGCAGATCACGAACCTGCTGAACAGCACCACGGTTACCTCGTCGGACTTCAACACCGTCAAGGCTCTGGCGATGGGCGAAATCAACAGCTTTGTTGGCTTCAACTTCATCGTCACCAACCGCCTTGGTGTTGATGGTTCGGCTGCTCGCCGTGTCATCGCTTTTGCGATGGACGGCATCAAGCTGGCAGTTGGCCGTGAGCCGACCGCACGCATTGATGAGCGTGCTGACAAGTCGTATGCGACCCAAATCTACTATGCGATGACGCTTGGCGCCACCCGCATGGAAGAGAAGAAGGTCGTTGAAGTCCTCTGCACTGAATAAGGAGAAGAGCAATGGCTACTGTTTATTCTGCGCAACGCACGAACACTCGTGCAAACCCGACCGTTAAGAACCAGGCCAACGAACTTGGTGGCCGTGTTCGTATCGCGCACGGGACTTATGAGGCTTCCTCGCTGGCTTCGGGCGATGTGATTGAGATGTTTGTCCTGCCGGACAACGCTCGTCTCATCTCCGGCTTCTTGGCAAATGATGCTCTCGGCTCCTCGACCACTGTGTCGGTTGGCTATGCAGCTCACACCAGCTCTGCTGGCGCTGCTGTGTCGGCTGCTGCTGCTGGTTACCTGGCTGCAACCTCGACCTCTTCGGCTGCCAAGACCGCTGTCCTGGCAACCTTGGCTTTGGGTTCGGGTTCGGTGGTTGACGCGAATGCCAACGGCATGACCGTCACCGCGACGATGGGCGGGGCTGCCGGCACCGGCACCATCGAACTGACCATCATGTACGCTCTGGACTAAAAAAACTAAGGGGGCGGGCAACTGCCCCCTTACCACCACAAGGGGCGATCCGATGACAAGTACAGTTGATATTGCGAACTACGCGCTCAACATGATCGGTGGCTCGAACATTTCTAGCTTTGATGAAAACAGCAAGGCAGGGCGCCTGGTCAACCAGCGCTATGGATCTGCCCGTGATGCTGTGTTCCGTTCACATCCTTGGAATTGCCTGATCCGCCGGGCCGAGCTGGCCCAAGAGACGCAGGCTCCCGTATTCGGGTATACCTACCAATACGCCTTGCCGACCGAGCCGTACTGCTTGCGGGTTCTGGAGTTTAGCAACGGCTCGCTGTCCTATCCGCAAGACAACATGTTCTCCAATCGTGGAGGCCCGGTGTTTGTCATTGAGGGGCGTAAGCTTCTTACGGACGAAGGCACGGCTCGGATCAAATATACTGCGCGAGTGACTGACCCGCAGGAGTACGATGCCAGCTTGGTTGAAGCTCTGGCTGCGCGTCTGGCGATGGAGATCGCCTATGCTGTCACTGGATCGACCACGGTCGTGCAGCTCATGACGGCGCTCTACGATGAGAAGCTGCGCGAGGCTCGGTTTGTTGATGCGACAGAAGGTGCGCCGCAAAAGATTGAGGCAAGCGACTTTATCGAATCGAGGTTCTGATGGCTCGTTCAGCACCGGCTCTAAGCGCATTCACAGCAGGTGAGATCTCGCCCCGGCTTGAGGGCCGGATCACGCTTGAGAAGTACAGAGAAGGCTTGTCTGAGCTGACCAACATGGTGGTTATGCCGCATGGCGGCGTGACCCGCAGACCAGGCACTGAATTCTTGGGCGAGGTTAAGAACAGCGCAGCCAAGGCTCGGCTGATCCCGTTTCAGTTTAAGACGACCGACACCTACATCTTGGAGTTTGGGCCTGAGACCATGCGGGTTTACCGCAACGGCTTGCAGGTTCTGACAGGCTCGGCCAAGACGATCACGGCTGTGACGAAAGCCAACCCCGGTGTGATCACGTCCAACTCGCACGGCTTCAGCGATGGCGACGAGATCTACATCGAAAGCGTTGGCGGCATGACCGAGCTGAATGGCCGGAACTACATTGTAGACAACGCGACGACCAACACGTTCACGTTGACCGATCTGTTCGGTGTGGCGATCAACACGACAGCTTTCACCACGTTCACCTCGGGCGGCACGGCTGATAAGATTTACCAGATCTCCACCCCATATGTTGAGGCGGATCTGTTTCAGCTTCGGTACGCGCAATCGGCTGACACGATGTACATCGTGCATCCCAGCTACGACATTCGGGTTCTTGAGCGCACTGGTTCTGCGTCTTGGACGCTGACCACCGCTACGATTATTGGCACGCCCAGCCCTGCGCTGAGTGGCTCAAACAATCGCCCCAGCGTCGTTACGTTCTTTGAACAGCGCTTGGTGTTTGGTGGATCAAACAACAACCCTCAGACCCTGTGGTTTTCCAAGAACGGGAACTACCTGAACTTCACGATCGGCTCGGCGGCTGATGACGCACTGATCTACACGATCGCGTCAAGCCAGATGAACGCAATCCGATACATCTCGGCAACCAGGGTTTTGACCGTGGGAACGGCTGGCGGTGAATATGTCGTCACGGCTACCAGCGCTGGACCGATCACGCCGACAACGACCTTGATCCGCAAGTACTCGAACTATGGCACGTCGGCCATTGAACCAGTTCAGGTCGCAGATGTGACGTTGTTTCTGCAACGCGGCAACAGGAAGATCCGAGAGCTGAAGTATGTCGGCGATCTCAACGCAGATGCCTACACGGCCCCAGACATGTCGATCTTGGCCGAGCATATCACCGAGGGCGGCGTAACTCAGTTCGCCTACCAGCAAGAGCCTGACAGCGTTATCTGGATGGTTCGCACAGATGGCACGCTTGTGGGCATGACCTACCGCCGCGAGGAGCAGGTTGTTGCTTTTCACAAGCATGTGATCGGTGGCGCGTTTAATGGCGGCCAGGCTGTTGTTGAAAGCGTGGCCGTATTGCCCAGGGATGACGGCGAAGACGAGCTGTACATGGTCGTCAAACGCACGATCAGCGGTGTGACGAAGCGCTATGTTGAACAGATGAAGCCGTTTGACTTTGGCGGCGTGACCACTGGTGCTTTCTTTGTTGACAGCGGCCTGTCGTACAGTGGCACTGCGGTATCGACCCTATCTGGCCTGCATCACTTGCCAGGCGAAACGGTGTCCATTTTGGCCAATGGTGCGTCTCATCCTGACAAAACTGTCTCCAACGGCTCGGTTGCCCTAAGCTTTCCCAGCACGGTTGCAGCGATTGGCTATGGCTACACGAGCAGCATGGAGACATTGCGCATTGAGTCTGGGTCTGTGGATGGCACAAGCCAGGGCAAGCCGAAGAGGCTGCACGCTGTCACGGTTCGACTGCATGAAACGGTCGGTGCCGAGGTTGGCAGTGGTACTGACAAGCTTGATCGGATTTACTTCCGCGACAGCTCCATGCTGATGGACGAGGCTGTGCCTTTGTTCACCGGCGACAAGGACATTGAGTTTGAAGGCGGCTTTGATGATGACGACCGCATCTATGCGCGGCAAACCCAGCCGCTTCCACTGACGGTTCTTGCGCTGTTCCCGCGCATGAACACCTTCGACAAATGAGGTGAGTGATGGTGTTACCACTCTTAGCTTTAGGCGCTACTCTTCTAGGCGGCATTTCTCAAAAGAAGGCTTCTGATGCTGCTGCAGCCGAGGCAAGGAAAGCCGCCGAGTTCAATGCGAAAATCATTGAACGCGACATCGATCTGCTTGAACGTCAGCGCCAGATCTTCAATGCGAACTTCTTGGTTCAGGCTGAACGCAGCAGGAGATCCTTTGAGCGTGATGTTCAGGGCGAAGTTCGTGCTGGCTTTGGCTATGGTGGCATTGATATGTCTCATGGCACGCCGCTGCAGATACTTCGTGAGAATGCCCGCGAATTCCAGTATGAACAGGATGTGGCCGAGTTTAACAAAGAGATTGTGAACATGCAGATCTCTGACGAGCAGGAAAGCGCTAGGCTGAACGCACAGCTTACCCGGATGGGCGGACAAGCTCAGGCGTCTGGCATTCGCGCTGCAGGTACTGCGAGCCTGATTGGGGCAATCGGGTCTGCCGCATCGATCGGCTATGAATACAAAATATTTGGCAGGAGCTAATCCATGCGCATCCCAGTTTACGCCTCAAGAGCTACAGCCACTAACGAGGCTCCTGGCGCAAGCATCAGGGCGCGGATGGACCCGAATGTCTTTGTGCAGGCCAAACTGCAAAGGGGTCAGGTTGCCACTGCTGTATTCGATGAGGTTGCCAAGTACACATTGGCTCGTGCTGAAGCTGAAGCCAAGATTGAGTACAATGAGGCGATGCTTAGCGCCGAAGAAGAGATGCGCAATGTGGCTGATGGGCTGAAGGAAAGCTCACGCTTGGGCGACGTGCTGAACGAAAAAGGCACGGGTGCTTGGCAGGTCTCCATCAAGGAAATGCGTGAGCGTCTGACAGATGGATTGTCTAGTCGGACAATGACCGACGCATTCAATGCTCGCTTCAATCAACAAGAACTAACGATGCGGTTCCAACTGCGCGATGCGGTTGAATCTAACATCAAGGCCAGAGCAGCGGCTGCGGCTGCTGCCAGACAGGATGCCTTGGTCAATGCTCTTAGTGATCCCCGCATGAACCCAGAAATGGCCTCCATGCTTTTGACCTCTCAAACAGTTGAGACCGAGTCGGACATCCGCGCTGGGATTGTATCGCCAGAAGTGGCGGCGGTTGTGAACACGGCAATGGTCAATAAGATCGTTGACAATGTGACGGCTGGGTATGTCGGAGGAGATCCGACGAAAGCGCTCGCGCTGTCTCGTGCGCTGCAATATCAGGACGAAGTAAACTCCGGCGCGATGACGGCGGAAGAGGCTGCAGAACTTTCTGGTCTTGGTCCTGATGCTTCCTACACTCTGACCGTTCTGCGCATGGCTCGGCCTGACATTGCGAACAAGGCTTTGGGTGACGCGATCACGCAAGCCAACAAGATCGATGGTGCGCTTGACGAGATGCGCACTGAATTTGAGGCCAGCATCACTACGGAAAACAACAACGCCTACAACGCGCTGTTTGGTGTTAGTGCAGCCGCGCCGCCAAGCGTTGAGCTGACAGCACGCCTGCAGGCTGTTTCGCCTGATGCGTTGGCGCTGGCGGGCATTAGCCCTGATCAACCGATCAGCGGTAAGCAGTACATTGAGATTACGACCGGTCTGCTCGACCTGCGCAATGCCATTAGCCCAGAGCAACGCAAGAGCATCGACACGCACAAGAACCCCAATACTGTCGGCCCGTTTGCTTCTGACACAAACCCAGGTGTCTACTCAACCTTGCTCGAAAAGGCGAACACCGGCAACTTGACCCAAACTGTTCTCAACTCATCAAAGGGTGACCTGACGGTGAAGGATTGGGAAGCCCTGACCAACAAGATCCAAAGCGAGGCTGACGAAAGCCTGCGGGCGATTGATGATCAGGTGGCTGCAAGCTTCAAGTACAACAAGATCGCAGGCGCATCTGATGCGGCATCGAAGGAAGCCGAAGCTGCATATGCTCTTGTCAGCTCTAGGCTTCTAGCCGAGACGACCCGCAGAAAGTCTGAGGGCAACCCGATGACGCGCCAAGAGGTTTCGCAGCTCGCGCAGCAACTCACCGAAGAGCGCATGGTGTCTTATCGCGCCGGCCTTCAGGACAGCCTGCAGCAGTATCTGCAGTCTCAAAAGCAAAACGGCGTCCCAGATCTTCCTCCTGGGAATGAGCTTCCTGCGCTTGACGCTTGGTACAACTCGCTGCCAGAGCCGACATCCCAGCAGACAAGTGTGTACTATCGCGTGAAGTCTGAGATCTCGCGCACCCTGCAAATGATGGGGAACCAGTAATGGCCTACACGTTGAATGATGACACCGATGTTGAGATGACCCGCTACAATGAGGCGGCTGAGATCAAGACATACTCAGGCGCATCGGCTGAAAACGTGCGAGGCGGGTTCGTCCAGTACGACCCGATCCGCAAGGTCGAGGGCGTCTACATTGACCTGCCATCTGGCGGCAAGCTGCGCGTGGGCGATCGGCCCGTGACGCCAAAGCAATCGGCCCAGACCGACATGGTTGCTCAGGCTCAGACCCCAGAGCCTGCGCTGACATCCAAGACGCCAATCCCGGTCAAGAACGGCACACCTATTGAGAACATCCTCGGCGGTGCGAATGGCCCTGAGCTGGATGACTATCTGGCCGCTGGCTACACCGAAGCCGACGTGCAGCAGTATGAGAAGTTTGCCCTAGGCAACATCGAAGATCTGCAGGTTCCGATGAAGCTGACGCCAGATCAGATGGCGCAGTATGCGCAGCAGCCTGGCGCTGAGATGGCGATGCCACGGGAAACAAGCTTGCGTGAGAATGTGCAGGGCGCAATTTCCAACACGCTCGACCCCAACCGAGAGCCTACTGGAGCTATTGGCGATGCGATCAGTTCAGCATTGCAAAGCCTAATTGGCCAAGAAAACCTAGACGACCCAAGCGATGTCCGTGCGTTTGCCAAGCTCTTCACCGATTTCGCAGGTGTCACGGTCCCTGTGTATGGAGGTGCAGAGACCGTAGATGAGGGCGCTCGCACTTTCAATTCTGGCTACAAGATGATCAGCGATGGTATCGCATCTGGCGACACAAACATGATGAAGATTGGCGCGATTGATGCGGCAATCGGAATTGGTCTAACGACACTTGGCGTTGCTGAATTCGTGCCACTTATTAATGGCCTGACCGATCCTGCTAAAAACTTGTTGCGAGAGGCATCCCCTTTCGCAAAGAACATGCTTGCCGACGCGATCGGCGCCAGCCGTGCCATCGCCCAGGGCGACAAGGACATGCTGATGGAAATCTTCCAGCCTGCCGGCACGCCGCAGAGCTTGGGAGCTGCGGCGGTTGATGGCACTGGCGCGATCCAAGGTGGATTGCCTGGTCGCATCTCAACCCGTTTCCCAACGGCTATGAAAGCTCAAGAAGACCCGATGACCGGCACACTGGTTGTCGGTTTGGAGGAGCTGAAGAAAGAGCCGAAGTTGTTTGACTACAACGTCGGCATCACCAGAGATTACCCGAATATGCGGCCCGCTCCCGACGCAACAACGGAAGAAACCGCAGAGCAGTTCATCACGCATGTGAAGGACAACCTGCTCTATCTGCACGATCAAGTGCCAGAAGACACCCGCACGCGCAGCCAGCTCTGGTACGACGGCGCACGCAACATCACTGAGCGCTGGTCAAAAGATTATGGCGTGCCAGACACCTCAATTGCTGGCGCACTTGCGGCACTGTCTCCGCAAAAAGATTGGTATCAGAATGTGAGCTTGGCCGAGCGAGTGCTTGATGTCATCAAGCCAAAGGGCAATACGCCGACATCGTTCACCTCTGAAATGGAAGCCACGTTCAGAGGCATCGAATCTTTGAACAAACCCAAGTACGAACCTTTGCTGCAGGCCATCAAGGGCAAGTCGTATAATCAGATCACCGACCCAGATCCGGCGGTTCAAAATACGCTGCGTGCTTTGTTCGTCCGTCTGCACGACCAAACCTACAAGATCCCTGACTATCGGGTTGTGTCTCCAGAAGGTGACTTCTTGGATGTTGCACGCAATGCAGACGGATCGGCCTCTCGCGTGGCTTGGGGTTCGCTGAACGAGATCGGCAAGGCTATCGGTGCGATTGAATCGAATGGCGATGTCAACACGATCTCGCGCTTGATGGGCGAGCGGCACAAGGTCAGAAACTTCTACAACAACATCTATGACCCCAACTCGCCGTATGGCGATGTGACGATCGACACGCACGCTGTAGCCGCAGGTTTGATGCGCCCGCTATCCGGCAACTCTCTTGAGGTCGATCACAACTTCAAGAACATCAGCGTTGCTGGGCGAGGCACGACAAAAGGCTCATCGACCACAGGCATGTCTGGCAACTACGGTTTGTACGCAGAGGCGTATCGACGCGCGGCTGCAGAGCGTGGTATACTCCCACGGCAGATGCAGTCTATCACATGGGAAGCGGTGCGTGGCCTATTCCCTGACACGTTCAAGACCGCAAAGAACAATGCCGATGTCGATGCGATCTGGACAAGATACCGCAACGGCGAAATTGAAATTGACGAGGCAAGGAGTTTGGTAAGTGAGCGAGCAGGCGGTATCCGGCCCCCAACCTGGGAGCAACAGTGACGGTATTCTTGCGGTCATGCGTAAGTTCAATTTGCCCATGACCCGCGAGCAATACATTGAACTCGCATACTTTGGCGAAGCGCCTGAGATCTTTGGGTCTGAGCTAGAGGAAGAGCTGCCCGAGCAGTTCCGCAAGAAGTAACAGAGGCGCTCCAATGGCAATCGACCCCAACCAGCTTTCGACCGAGCAGATGCAGCGCTCCGCTATGGACGCTGCAGGCGCACCAACTGAGTTTGCAGGTGCGCCCGAGCAACTGACGCGGGTCGCGCAGGGTGGGGCATTCAAGGAGCTGCTGCAAAAGCTTGGCCGCAGCGTGATTGGCGAAGTGCCGCCAGCCGCTGCGCCGTCTGGAACGGGCATGGCAGATCCGCGCTTTGCGCCTGCTGTGGGTCCGACCATTGGCGCAGGCGTGGTTCAGCGGATACCTACGCCGCAAGAGCGTCGGCTATTCGCTGACATGGGAGACTTTTCTGAGCGGGCAGCCAAGGAAGCCCTGGCCCCGCAGGTGCTGTCGCCGGAAGGCGTGCAGCGGTTTCAAGAGCGTGGGCTGCAAGCGCCAGGCGTCAATGCGCCGCCGGCACCAGTGGCACCAGACGTTCTGCAATCGGCCACCGATGCGCTGAACCAACAGGCAGTTGAGGCCGCTGCAGGCGCAGAGGCTATCCGCACCGACGCGCAGAAAGCCCTGACCGCTGATGTCCGAGGCTTCCGAGCCGAAACGGCAGTTGCTCCCGAAGAGATCACCGACCCTGTTCTTGATGCTCTGTCCAAGCGCGACCTAGAGATCAAGAGCCTGCAGGATGGCGGTGACTTCAACTTCGACTACATGAACACCACGGATGATGTGAAGGCTACCATAACTGCCGTGGGAGAAACCCTTAAAGATCAACAGCTTGCTGTTACCCGTGGGGTGATCTCCAACAACACGACGATCGAAGACGCGGCCAAGCTTGCGGCTGACGAGGTCGGCCTGACCAAAAGGCTGTTTGCCCGCAAGGTCGGCGATGGATCTCTCAACGCAGCCGAAATGGTTGCGGCCCGAGATCTGCTTGTGCGCAGCGCAACCAAGCTGGCAACTATGGCCGAGTCGATCAAGACGGGTGCGGCCACATCAACCGATCGGCTGGCATTCCGCCGTCAGCTTGCGATCCATGCCGGCATTCAGCTCCAGCTCAAGGGTGCGCAGACTGAGGCGGCTCGTGCGCTGCAATCTTTCCGCATTCCTGTGTCTGGTGAGCTGAGCGCCCAGCGCATGAGCGAAGAGGCTTTGGCTGCGCTGCAAGCTTCTGGCGATGACAGCGCAACTGAGGCTCTGGCATCCCGCATCCTTGAAACTGGACGCCTGACCGAAGGGCAGCGCCTGCAGGCGATCAACGCTCTGGCCGAAAAGGGCTGGGGTGCGAAGAGTGCGGATGTCGTCAGCGAAGCCTACATGGTCGGCCTGCTGTCTTCGCCGTCAACGCAAGCCAAGAACATCATCGGCACGATCGGCTTCATGGCCGCGCAGTTGCCGGAGGAAATGTTGGCCGGAGCCTGGGGCGCAACGATCCGCAAGGTGAAAGGCAAGAACGCACCGTACAATCTGCGCGAGGATCAGGTCTACATGGCCGATGCTATGGTGCGGGTGAAGGGCTGGGTGGACAGCATCGGCGATGCCTTCAAGATTGCGTCGAAGGCATACCGCACAGAAATGCCTACCGACCAGATGAACAAGCTGGACTACAACGTCGGCGCCATCCGCTGGACGGGCGACAACAGCGGCACGTTCTATGCCAGAGCGATCGATGAATTCGGCAAACGCGCACGCATTCCATTCCGCCTGCTCTTGGGTGCGGATGAGTTCTTCAAAACAGTCAGCCAGCGCGGCGAGCTGTATGTCGCAGCGCACCAGCGCTATCAGGCTGGCATCCGCGCAGGCGAAACTCAGCAAGTCGCGAGTGATGAAGCCGGCATGGTTCTGCTTGATCCTCGGTCTGTCTCTGAGGGACTGACCTACAAGGCACGCTACGACACGATGACCCTAGACACCGGGATACTTGGCAAGGCGGCGTCCTACATCCAAGGCGTCCCTGTGCTTGGCCGGATCATCCTGCCATTCGCTACAGCGCCAACCAACGACATGCTGCGTGCTATGGAGCGGCTGCCAATCCCGATCGGCGGCAAGCGCCTGTACCAAGATCTCTTGGGCCAGAACGGCCCAAAGGCCCAGCAGCTTGCACTTGGCCGCTGGTCGATGGGATCGATGACGTTTGCCTATGTCGCAAACCTTGCAACCGAGGGCCGGGTCACTGGCGCCATGCCGGATGACGCCAAGGAGCGCCAAGCACTGCCGCCTGGCTGGCAACCTTATAGCCTTGTGCTGCGTGGAGAAGGCTTCCCGGTTGATGCAGACGGTGACGAGCTGCCAATGTATGACGAGTACGGTCGTCCTAATGGCCCGCTGACCTACGTCAACTATGCGGGCTATGGCCCCTACTCTGCAGTTGTCGGCTTGGCCGCATCAGTCCCGCAGTCGCTTGCGATGGCTCGTGATCCTGAGAAGGCGCAGTCGTATGCCACGGCTGCTCTTGGCGCTGTCGCCAATTACTACAAAGAATTGCCCATGCTGCAGGGCATCTCCCAGATCATGGACTTTGCAGAGGGCTTTAGCGTTGAGCAGATTGCTCGCAGCCCTGCATCGACTGCCACACCTCTTGGCTTCCCAAACATCTACAGCTCTCTGCAGCGCGGCATTGCACGCGGCATGGACCCTACGCGGGTGACGCCGCGTGACGATGTGGAATACTACACGATCGCAGACGTTGATGCTGGTTATGCTTCTGGCGATCAGTTGTTCACCAACCCCAATGGTTCAATCAGCTACCGCTTGGTTGGCTCGGCTAAGTCCGACGCTGGGCAGCAAATGCGGGAAACTTGGACAGCGCTGCGTGCGTATCAGCAGCAGGACAGCTTGTTTGCCGATGAGCGGGATCTGAACGCCATTCAGTACGACACGCTCGGCAACGCGATCGGCGCAGAGGATGTGAGCTTTGCAGCTCGCCCAGGCTTGGCGCTTTGGAACCTGACCACTGGCGCGATCGTCAAGCCTGGCCGCGAGTTGACTGCGGCTGAGAGCGAGATGATGCGGCTGGCCAAGGATGTTGGCGGCTGGCCAATCACCAATCCTGACAGCATCGGAGGCGTCAAGATCGGCGCTGGTGCCAAGTCTGATTTGACCCGCATCGCTAAAAATGAAGTCACTCTAAACCTTTACGGGTTGGGGTTCGCAGACTTCAGAGGATCGCTTGAGCAACTGATCTTCACGCCCGAATATTCGATGATGTCGGACACGGGCAAGCGCACTATGGTGCGAAGCCTGAACAACAAGTTCGTTGAAGCTGGCGTAGAGACTTTGCTGCAGCTACCAGAGTATGCTAACTTGGCGCAGGCTTATAGAGACCTGCAGGCCATCAAGAGTCAGGAGTAGCCATGACCGTCAGCAGCAGCACCAGTAGGGTACAGTTTAACGGCAATGGCTCGACCACTGTCTTTGCTTACTCGTTCAAGATCTTTGATGAGGATGACCTGACCGTCATCGTGCGCTCGGCCAATGGCACTGAGACTGTCAAGACCATCACCACGCACTACACTGTGAGCGGTGTCGGCAACGCAGGCGGCGGCAACGTCACGATGCTGACGGCGCCGGCGTCTGGTGAAACGCTGACCATTCTGCGCGAACAAGATCTGGTACAAGAGCTGGATCTGGTTGAGAACGATCCGTTTCCCTCTCAGTCTGTAGAAGACGCTTTGGACAAGCTGACGTTCATCGTTCAGCAACATGACGAAGAATTGGGCCGAGCAATCAAGGCGTCTCGTACCAACACAATCTCTGGCTCTGAATTTACCATCTCTGCGGCTGATCGTGCGAACAAGGTCTTTGCGTTTGACAGCTCGGGCAACGTGAGCATTGCGCAAGAGCTTGGCACCTATCGCGGCAACTGGGCGGCTGGCACGGCCTATAATCAGCGCGATCTGATCAAGGACACGTCGAACAACAACATCTACATCTGCTTGGTCGCGCACACCTCGACCGGCTCCCAGCCGATCACCAGCAATGCTGACGTGGCGAAGTGGGCGTTGATTGTGGACGCGGCTGCTGCGGCTGCGTCGGCTGCAGAAGCGGCATCGTATGTCACTGACGCCGAGACGGCTCAGACCGCTGCAGAGGCTGCGCAGGCGGCGGCTGAAGCGGCCCAGGCTGCGGCTGAGACTGCAGAGACAAATGCCGAAACGGCTGAGACGAATGCGGAGACCGCTCAGGCTGCGGCTGAAGCTGCGCAAGCTGCGGCTGAGGCTGTGTATGACAACTTTGACGATCGATACCTTGGCGCGAAATCAAGCAACCCATCCGTAGACAATGACGGCAATGCGCTGATCACTGGTGCGCTTTACTTCAACACCACCGCTGGTGAGATGCGGGTGTACAGCGGATCCGCTTGGGTTGCTGCGTATTTGCCAGCCTCTGGTTACGTCACGCTGAACGGCACTGAGACGCTGACAAACAAGACGATCACTTATGCTGACAACACGTTGACAGGCGTCGCGGGGGTCACTGCCACGCAGACGCTGACGAACAAGACGCTGACCGACCCGGCGATCATCGGCACCATCCTTGAGGATGTCTTTACGATCACCGATGGCGCGGCCTTTGAGATCGACCCCGGCAACGGCTCCATCCAGCTTATCACGCTGGGTGCCAACCGCACGCCTAAGGCCACCAACTTTGCCAACGGCGAGGCTGTCACGCTTATGGTGGATGATGGCACGGCCTACGCGCTGACCTGGACGGATGCAACCTTTGGCGGCTCTGGCGTTGTGTGGAAGACGGACGGCGGTGTCGCGCCCACGCTGAACACGACGGGCTACACGGTCATCGTACTGTTTGAAGTCGGCGGTCAAGTTTACGGCGCTCGCGTAGGAGACGCATGATGTTGGGTAATAAGGCTCTTAGTGCAGCGGCTGTCGTTTCTAGCGAAGCCGGGCAGACGCTTTTTATTGGGAAGATGATAGAAGGCGCTAGCCCTGCTCCCACTAAGCGTACTCACTCATTCGTAGTGCCTGATGGTGTCACTGAAATATCTGCTGTTTGTGTCGGCCCCGGTCAGCACGGAGAGCGCAGCGATAGCAGCGCAGATGGTGGCGATGGTGGTGACCTTCGTTATGCAACTACTCTTTCTGTAACGCCCGGTGAAACGCTCACAGTTGAGGTTGGCGACGGCTCTCAGGGTACTACTGCTGGAGTATACGGAGACCCTACCAAGATACTTCGCGGGGCAACTGTTCTGTTGGAGGCGTCAAACCGCGCTCAAGGTTCCAGTTCTACCATTTCTGGTGCCATAGGCGGCGGTAACGGCGGCGTTGCCGGAGCGCCTACTTCTACCAATGCAAGTGGTGGTGGAGGCGCTGGAGGGTACAGTGGCGCTGGCGGCGGTGGCGAGGCTGGTAATGGCACAGACTATCCGCCTTCTAGTGGCGGAGGCGGGGCTTATGGTGGAACACTGTCTGCTAGTACCGCGCAACCGGGTGGCGGCGTAGGGCTTATGGGTGCCGGACCTACCGGGTCAGAATACTATAATACGGGTACGCAAAATGCCCGTAATGCGGTCGGGTCTTACGGCTATCTCGACCCGCAAAATGGAAATAACTGCGGCTTTGGTTCTGGCGGCGGCGGGAACGACAGTGGCTCTGGAATTGCCGTGAGTGCTGGCCCCGGAGCCTGTCGAATTGTTTGGGGCAATGGTCGCAGCTACCCAAGTGATGTCGCTAATTACTTGCCTGTTCCTGCGGCTGCTTCAGAAATCGAAATCCGTTTTTACGGGGCTGTCGCGCAACAGCGTTTGTGCATGATTGACCTAAGAGACAGTGGGAACACTAACTTCTTTAGTGGATTGACGGCTGTAACTGGCGGAAGCTCGTCTTCTTTTTCCAGCATAAGTGCGGGACAGTTTACCCTTAAATCATGGCAAACTACAGACAGCACGATACTCGCGCTTTTGAAAACTACGGGCAGGACGCAAAATACTCTTTTCTATCCACCGGGATACTCTAGCACTGGTCTCGATCCTGCCGATTATATGTCGCTTTTTATAAAGCCGTCTTCTGCTACAGCTCTGAAGTCAATTACTCTGACAAGCGCGTACAACGACAGAGAATTCCGCGACCCTGTAGCTGGCCTTGCTGTCATTGCTGATGGCGTAAACATCACAAAAGGCATTGCTTGCCTGCGTGGGGACTACGTTTGGGACGGAACTTATGAAACCCTAGCGCAGACCATAACCTTCACATGAGGACAACCATGTTTGTAAAAGCCAACAACGGGGTCGCCGAAAAATTCCCCTACACAATCGGCGAACTTCGGAGAGACAACCCGGATACGTCTTTTCCGAAAACCATCTCTGACAGCCTTTTGGCTGATTTCGGCGTCTTTACTGTGTCGGAATCCGCCATGCCTTCCTACGATCCGATGACGCAAAGCGTCGAACGCGCAGCGTTACCCACGCTGACAGATGGAGTTTGGATTTGGGGATGGGATGTGCCTGCCCTGACTGCCGAGCAGATCGCAGCCCGTAACGCCGCCAAAGCTGCGTCTATCCGCCGTGAACGTGACAGCCTGCTCGCCGCGACCGATTGGATGGCTTTGTCCGACGTGACCATGAGCGCAGAGATGGCTACCTATCGGCAGGCTCTTCGTGATATAACGGCTCAAGAGGGCTTCCCGCACAGCATCACTTGGCCCACTAAACCGGAATGAGCGCGATGGAAGTTATCGACACAATCATGCAGTGGATTGTCGCCCCGGTTGCGGGATTTGTTCTGTGGATGTACCGCACGCAGCAGGACCATGCCACCAAGCTGGCTGTTCTTTCCGCCGTACACGAGGCGAACAAAGAAGCCCATGACCGGGAATTCAAGGAGCTGCGTGAGAGCTTCAAGCGCGTGTTTGAAAAGCTGGACGGCATTGAGGCCGCCTTGCGGAAGTGAAGGTGCTGCTGATCTGGGTGGGCTATACTCACCTGTGGATCGACGGGCGCATGGTATTTGTCAAGATTTGCAGGTATAGTGAGGAGGTAGCCTTGGCGGTCCATCCTCTTTATCCCTGCCCTGCGTTCTGGAGCCTGTGATGTTTGACCCAGTTTCAATCGGCATGGCTGTTAGCATCGGCAGCAAAGCATTTGGCCTGCTGAAACAAGGCATTGCGGCTGGTCGTGAAATTCAGGACATGGCGTCTCAGCTATCCGAATGGGGCAAGGCTGTCTCTGACATTGCCTACGCGGCGGAAAAAGCCAACGAGCCTCCGGGTGTGTTCCAGGCGCTGTTTGGCGGTGGCAATCAAAAGAGCGCCATCGACATCTTCGCCGCGCAGAAGCAATGCGAACAGCAGCGCAAGGAGCTGCGGCAGCTCATCAGCTACACCTACGGGAACGACGCTTGGCTGGAGTTCCAGAACATTGAGCGTCGGGTGCGAGAGCAACAGCGCGAGCAGGTCTACCGTCGGCGGGAGATCATCGAGTCGATCATGGAGTTTTTACTCTGGTGTGGTATAATCTTGGTGACCGTGGCGCTGTCTGGCGCCGGCCTGTATGTCTGGGGCCGCTACATGGGGAGGTGGTGATGTCACTTGAACACTGGATATGGCCTGCCTTTGCAATTGGTATTGCATTGGTATTCTACTTCAGCGGCGACGGCTTTTATCGCTACCCCTGCCAGGATCCAAAAAACTGGGCTGCCTTGGAGTGCCAACCGCCGATCTGCCTTCGCACCAAAAACTGCGCTGAAGACCTAACTGGAGGGGCCGCGCCATGAGCAAGAACGATCCTGATTTTCTGGAAGCCAAGCTGCGCTACTTCATTGGCGTGTCTCTAACTATGATCTTAGGCGGCAGCATCTTCATCATTCTTTACTCGCTGGTGTTCGTGACCCAGCCGCTCGGTGAGAGCAGCGAGAACGACCGGGCCTTGTTCTCTATTCTCACGCCAATCACCTCGTTTCTAGTAGGCGCTTTGTCTGGCGTACTAGCTGCGGGCAATAGTCGGAACAAGCGCGGCGACGACGAGCCGCCAACACAGGAGACGCCACAATGATCGGACGCATGATTGGAATGTTCATGGGCCGTAAGCTGAAAGAGAAGGCCGTTGATGCAGTGCTGGACAAGGTGAACCTGCCTGACCCGGTGGAGAACGCGATCAAGGCGGCGGCCACGGGCAACGTGGATGATCTGCTTGGCGGCATGGGCATGGGCAAGGACATGGCGCAAGAAGCTGTGCTTGGTCAAATCACCAAGAAGGTTCCAATCAAGAGACCGAAGAAATGAAATGGCTGGCCCTGCTCCTGCTGACGGCTGCGCCTGCTCATGCTTATGAGATCACCCGCGTGATCGACGGCGACACGGTTGAGATTGCGGTGGACTTCCTACCGAAGCCCTTGCCGCCCAAGCTGTCGATCCGTGTGATTGGTATCGATACGCCCGAGAAAGCACCTCGCGCTCAATGCGATGCGGAAGCAGCCTTGGCTAAGAAGGCCAGCGCCTTCACCAAGAACGCTGTGGCCAATGCGCTTGAGGTCGATGTCAAGATCTTGAAGTGGGACAAGTACGGTGGCCGTGTGCTGGGTGAGGTCTACCTAGACCATCAGAGCCTGGCCCAAAGCCTGATCTCTGCCGGCCTGGCTCGCCCCTACAAGGGCGATGCGAAACAATCCTGGTGTGAATAGGAGATAGACGATGAGCCTTCTGACCGAAGCCCAACTGGCGGCTATGATCCCGACCAACAAAGAGGTTGCCGCCTGGTGCGAGGAGCTGAACAAAGCCCTTCCTAAATACGACATCACGACGCCGGAAAGGATCGCTGGCTTTATCAGCCAGTGCGCCCATGAGTCGCAAAATTTTTTGGCCCTATCGGAAAATCTATCCTACCGCCAAGAAACCCTGCTCAAAGTCTTCCCGCGCTATTTTGGCCCCGGCAAGCGCAACGCTGCTGAGTATGCTCGGAACCCGGAGAAGATTGCGAACTATGTCTACATGGATGAGTTCCGCACGTCGAAGCTCGGCAATACTCAGCCTGGCGACGGCTGGCGCTTTCGTGGCCGTGGGCTGAAACAGTTGACCGGGCGGGACAACTACACCCGCTTCGCTAAAGACTACGACATGACCGCCGAGGAAGCAGCCGAATGGCTGGAGACCAAGGAAGGTGCGCTGGCATCGGCTCTCTGGTTCTGGAACATTAACAAGCTCAATGCAGTTGCTGACACTGCCAGCGTGCCGGCTCTCACGAAGAAAATCAATGGGGGAAACATCGGCTTGGCCGATCGGCAAGCTCGGTACGAAAAGGCAATGGCTGTGCTGACGGGCAAGATCCCCTTGCGTGCAGCCAACAACAACGGCACTCCCGTCAACTCGCAGATCACTGACGCCGTCACGCAGGTCTTGCGCAAGGGCGCCAAGGGTGACGCAGTCAAGCGCATGCAGGCCAAGCTCGGCATCAAGGCTGATGGTGACTTCGGCCCAGGCACTGAGGCTGCGCTGAAGAAGTGGCAAGCCGCCAATGGCCTCACGGCTGACGGTGTGGCTGGTCCGAAGACAATCGCAAAACTATTGGGGTGATGACCATGAACAAGAAGCCTGGGCTGTATGCCAACATGAACGCACGCAAAGAAGCTGGCACGTCTCGTGACAAGGACGACAGCACGATCGACAAGAAGACCTACTCCCTGATGACCCGCAAGGCTGGGCCATTCAAGGAGAAGAAGAATGCCTAAGTCTGCAGCCTGGACTCGCAAGGAAGGCAAATCAGAAAGCGGCGGCCTGAACGAAAAGGGCCGTCGCTCCTATGAGCGTGAGAACCCAGGCTCGGATCTCAAGGCGCCGGTCAAGTCTGGTGACAACCCGCGCCGCGCAAGCTTCCTGGCGCGTATGGGTAACATGCCTGGGCCGGAGCGCGACAAGGACGGCGAGCCGACCAGGCTGCTCAAATCCCTGATGGCCTGGGGCGCCAGCAGCAAGGCCGACGCCAAGAAGAAGGCGTCTGCAATCAGCGCAAGGAATAAAGAATGACCGACCTAGAGGCACACCATAGCTGGCAGCTCCATAAGGAAATGCCGTTCAACCTGCGTGCCTCTATGGGTCACGTCACGAATGGCACGCCCGTCTTTGTCTACGGCAACAACCCAGATGTGCAGGCAGCCGAAGAGACGATCTGGTATGGCGGCGGGATCTACCAGTACCCGGCATCTGCGATCCAGATGAAGGTGTCGTCTGACGACGCAGCGGCCACCAGCCAGATCATAATCAACGGGCTGGATGCGAACTACAACCCGATCACTGAGATGATCTCGGTCACGGGTCAAACGCCTGTGACCACGGTCAAGAGCTACCTGCGCCTGCAGAATGCCTATGTGATTGCCAACCCAACGAATGACAACATCTACATCGGTGATGGCACTGTGACGGCTGGCGTGCCGGCGACTATCTATGAGCGGATCTACAACGGCCACAACCGCACTGAGAGCGGGCGCTATACGGTGCCGGCGGGTCGTACCTTCTACATCAGCCACGGCACGATCTCGCACGGGTCTGACAGCAGCAACGCCTTTATGACTGCACGCCTGATCTATCGGCTGCACGGGCTGCCGTTTCAATCTGCGGCGATCGTGAACCTGAACAACAAGTTCATCGACTTCTGGTTTGATTACCCGATCGCGTTGCCTGAAAGGTCGGACATTGAGACCAGGGCATTCTG